CACCAAAGCCAGGAACTACTAAGAAAGACGAGGAATAATCTCATGGCTGTATTTCTAAATAACAAGGTCGGCGTGAAGATTAACTCTGTTGATCTTTCAGACCATGTCACATCAGTAACAATCAATCGAGTATTCGATGAACTAGAAGTAACTGCAATGGGTGACTCATCACACAAGTTCGTAAAGGGCTTAGAGTCATCAACAGTAACTATCGACTTCCTAAATGACACAGCAGCAGGTGAAGTTCTAGCAACACTACAAGCTGCATGGGGTACAACTATCACAGCAGTATTCCTACAGGAAAAAGACACAGCAGTATCAGCGACTAACCCTCTTTATACTGTATCTTTGCTAGTCAATAACACAACAGACATTAACGGTGCTGTTGGAGACATTGGCACACAGAGCATCACATTTACTGCTAATTCAACAGTGGCAGTAGCAACTACAGGCACATTCTAAACAACTAACAAAGGGGCAAACGATGGCAAAGCTAAAAGTAACAAGACAAGATGGATCGGTTGGGGAATACGCAATCACTCCATTAGTGCAGTACGGTTTCGAGCTACACGCTAAGAAGGGCTTTCACAAAGCGTTCATCGAAGATCAAAAGCAAAGCGATGTCTTTTGGCTAGCTTGGGAATGTATTAGAAGGTCGGGTGAAACCGTTAAGCCTTTTGGGGAACAGTTCATTGAAACATTGACCTCGGTCGAAGTTCTTGATGACGACCCTTTGGCTTAGGGCGCGACTCGATCACCTATCTGATTGCTAAATTAAGCGTCAGACTCGGGATCGCGCCACAACAATTATTAGAGCTTGATGAAGTAATGATAAGGAACTTAATTAGAGTTCTGGAAGATGAAGCGAAGGAGATCAGAGATGCCAGCAACATTAAAAGGCGGCGTTAAACTTCGCAAGGCATTAAGACAGTTTGCTCCAGATTTAGCCAAAGAAACACAAAAAGAACTAGGCGCATTATTAAAGCCAATCACTGCTAAGGCTAGAGGTTTTATTCCTTCAACTGCACCTTTATCTGGCTGGGCTAAGCCAAGCAACGGTTCATGGGATCGCTTGCAATGGTCATCGACTGCTGCTAAGCGTGGTATTGGATTTAAGACAACACCATCAAAGCCAAACAGATCAGGCTTTCGTTCTCTAGCTCGTATTGTTAACTCATCTGCCGCTGGCTCTATGTATGAGACTGCCGGACGCAAGAATCCTCAAGGCAGACAACAGGCTCCACAATGGGAAGTTAAATTAAAGAGCAATCCTAACTATGGAAAAACGATTAGATCAGGAACTAAGGATCAATCTAAAAGCAATAATCCTAATGCCGGACAGCAATTCATTGATGCATTAAATAGCACAGGAAGAATTGTTGATGCTTACAAGCGCGAACAAGGGCAAGCAGGTCGAGCCTCTCGTAAGATGAGAGGTCGCGCAATCTTTAGAGCTTGGGCAGAAGATGGCGGCAAGACTACAGCAGCTGTAGTTAAGGCTATTGAAAATTCTAAAGTAAAATTTGAAAACTACACATTGAAGGTCAAATAAATGGCAGCAGATGTAAGAATTGACATAGCCACCGAGTTCACTGGCAAAAAGGCATTTAAGCAAGCCGAGACTTCAACAGAGAAGTTAAGCAAAGGTGTTAAAAACTTAGCCAGAAACTTAGGCTTGGCTTTTGGTACTGCCGCAGTCATCAACTACGCAAAGGCCTCTGTTAGAGCTGCAGCCGATGACCAGAAGGCGCAGACACAGTTAGCACTGGCATTAAAGAATGTTGGACTACAGCGCGATGCTGCAAGCACAGAGGAATACATCAATCGCCTAGAAACTGAGTTTGGTGTCCTAGATGATCTACTGCGCCCTGCCTATCAGAAGTTAGCGGTAGCCACAAAGTCATCTGCTGAGAGCCAAAGACTTCTAAACCTTTCTTTAGACATAGCCGCATCAACTGGTAAAGATGTCGGCGCAGTCGCTACAGCACTCAGCCGAGCCTACCTAGGCACTAACACAGCACTTACTCGCTTAGGCGTAGGACTTACAAAGGCTGATCTAAAGACTAAATCCTTTGAAGAGATCACAAACCAATTAGCAGAAACATTCTCTGGATCTGCATCTGCTGCTGCACAGACTTTCTCAGGCCAGTTAGCCATCCTTTCAGTAGGTGCAGCTAATGCCTCTGAGATTATTGGTACTGGCCTTATCGATGCCTTAACTGAACTAGGCGAGAATACTTCTGCTGCTGATCTAGCCAATAACATGAAACTAACTGCAACCTACATTGCAGATGTTATTCGTGGCGTAGGAACCCTTGGTGGCAAACTTAATGACATTCCTATTATTGGTGATCTAAATGTAGGCATGATTCCTATTCTAGGCTCATACATTGAGATGCTACGCGAGGCCGGAAAGGTTGCCTCTGTTCGTAACCCTAATGAACACATGGCTAGAGCGCCACAGCTCAAGGAAGAACGCACAGCCATTGCTTTAACTAAGACAAGCAACAAGCTAAAGAAGATCGACAATGATGCGACTACTAGAAAGATTGTCCTTACAGGCGATCAGTTAGCCCTTGCAGAGCTTGAGAAGAAGTTTGATGTTGATCGTATTGGCCTTTATGCAGCTCTCAACCAATCAACCGAGGGCGAGACAAAGATGCGCCTTCTATCCTTAATTGCTATTCAGGATCAGAACTCTGCCCTTGCTGGAATGATTAAGAAAGCCAATGAAGCTGAGAACGCGTTTGCAACTTTAATTGAAGCACTCCGAGCAACTATCCGATCAATGCTAGATTCTATCAAGCCACAGGTTCAACAGCTTCAATCTCAAATTTATGGGCCTAACACTCCAATTGAAGTGCAAAGAGAAGTAATCCGTGAAAAATTAGATTTAGGCATGCCTAGCTTAACAGCATTACAAGATCAATTGGCTAGGCTCAATGTGCCGGGCTACTCTCGTACTAGCTTTGAGACTCCAAATGTAACAGTCAATGTGACTGGGTCAGTTACAACAGAGCGCGATCTAGTCGCAGCTATTACACAGGGACTTTACGCACAACAGGCTTCTGGTACTCCAGTAAATTACAGTACGGCGTACTAATGGCACTACCAGCAACCCCTATTGTAAAGATAAACCTAAACGGTGGAGCCTCATTTGGTGAATCCTTTGTGTTGGGTACTTCACGATTAGGTTTTGCTGAGCTTGCCGCCATTGCTCCTATTATTGTGGATGTATCTAATCAAGTCTCTAAGATTGATACTCGCAAAGAGCGCAACCTATTTCAGGATAAGTATCTTTCAGGTACAGCGACCGTTAGGATTATCGACGAAACGGGCGCGTGGAACCCCCAGAACACTTCATCAATTTATTATCCCAATCTTGTACCTCTACGCTCTATTCAGATTTCAGCAACTTACTCTGGCAACACTTACGGCATCTTTAAGGGTTACATTACGGAATACCTTTACACTTACCCTAAAGATCAGGAAATTGGCTATGTCGATCTAATCTGCTCTGATGGCTTCAAGCTACTGTTTAACTCCAATGTAACTACCGTTACTGGGCAAGCCGTTGGGCAAGACACTGGAACACGAATCGATAAAATCCTCAACACAGTAGGCTGGCCAGCAAGCCAGCGTTCAATCCAGACAGGTAACACATTATGCGTGGCTGACCCTGCAACGACACGCACAGGGCTCACAGCGATTCAGACGGCAGAATTTACAGAGCAGGGGGCTTTCTATGTGGACAAGGCAGGCAACGCGGTATTTAAGAATCGCCAGTTTGTCTATGATGCTCAGGCTGTAAGCCCTACTAAGTTCTCTAATGCCACAGGATCTTCAGACATTAACTATGCAGGAATCGTCTTTGCCCATGATGATAAGACAATAGTTAATCAAGCTACTGTCACACGCATAGGCGGCACAGCCCAGACCTTCTCAGATGCCACATCCATTGCCCAATACTTCCTGCACTCAGTCACAGCCAATGACATGCTTATGACAACGGATGCCAACGCTTTAGCCCTAGCAACTGCCTATGTCAATACCCGTAAAGACACTACGATCCGCATCGAGTCAATTACCCTTGATCTGGTCACTCTAGGCTATGGGGCTGGAATCGTTGCAGCTTTGGATCTTGATTACTTTGACACAATGGAGATAACCAATGTGAATGTGTCAGGAACATCTATCGTTAAAACCCTGCAATGTCAGGGGATAGGCCACAGCATCACCCCTAACACATGGGTGACAGTTTTGACGACGCAAGAACCATTACTTGATGTGATGTACTAGAATAGGACTATGGAGAAACAATCATGGCAGTAGGATTCCCAACTAAAACCACCTATGTTGATGGTGATGTCTTTTCGGCATCGGACATTAACGATACCAATGGCACGATTAACCTACTGACCAGTAGCACACTATCTGTTGCAGCAGGTAAAAACTTCATAATCAACGGCGGTATGGACATCTGGCAGCGTGGCACTTCAATAGCCTTGACTTCAGCCAATACTTACTGTGTTGATAGATTTATCGCTAGCGCTAATACATCGGGCGCAGCAACAGTCAGCCGACAGGTAACAGGCGACACAACTAATCTGCCATTTGTTCAATACTGTGCAAGATTTCAGCGCAATTCTGGAAATACTGCAACTGGAACACAATTTTTTAATCAACCGATTGAAACAATTAACTCAATTCCTTTAGCGGGTAAAACTGTAACAGTATCCTTTTATGCTCGCAGAGGTGCTGACTTTTCATCCTCAGGTAATGTTTTAACGGCTCAGCTTCGATCAGGCACAGGAACCGATCAAAGTTACCTTATTGCCTGGACAGGTGATGCATTACTTGGAAGCGTAAACGCAACACTTACAACTACTTGGCAGCGTTTCCAATTTACTGTAACAGTCGGAGCAACGGCAAACGAACTGACTTTGCCATTTACCTATACACCTACTGGTACTGCTGGGGCTAATGATTACTATGAAGTAACAGGCGTACAATTAGAGCTTGGTTCAACTGCTACATCTTTTAGCCGCGCTGGCGGAACAATTCAAGGAGAATTAGCCGCCTGCCAGAGGTACTACCAAGTAATTCAAAATACAAATTCCAAAATCATTTCAAATGGTTATTACAATAGTGCAACTGCTATTTATAGTTTTGCATCTTTGCCTGTTCAGATGCGAACAGTACCAACATTATCTATTGTAACTGGTACAAATTTTTACAACGCTGTAAGTTCCGGTGGAAATGATAACATAAATTCTTTGAGTTTGGCGGGTGATTCTAGTTCTCGGATGATTTTCCTATTTAACAATACGGAAGCATCAGGGACAGCAGGCGCAGGGCTTTACATACTTACTAACAACGCATCTTCATTTATAGGAGTACAAGCAGAATTATGAAAAAAGACTATAAAAAAATTACTACTCCAACTGGTTCATTTATTATTCAATACGAGGAAGATGGGGTTTTGTATTCAATACCAACAGATCCTGCAAACTCTGACTATCAAGAGTATCTGAAATCATTAGAAGATGAAGCCTAAACTTAGCAGAGCAGCTATACAACTTCGTGAGCAGTTCGATGATGCCTTCAGCGATCGTGACCGCACATCGGATGGTTGGATCGGTGATACCAGACATGGTGCTCGTAAGTCTGATCATAATCCAGATGCACAAGGCTGGGTTCGTGCCATCGATGTCGATCGTGACCTATCCGGCAAAGCCAAGCCCGACCTCATGCCCGACCTTGTTGATCAAATTCGTGCAGCCTGTAAAAAAGGATCCGAGAAGCGTGTCGCTTACATTATTTTTGACGGGTCAATCTGCTCCCCTATTCTTAGGTGGAAGTGGCGCAAGTACACAGGGGCTAACAAACACACTCACCACGCTCATTTTAGCTTTAAAAAAGAAGCTGACTTACGCGGTGAATTTTATCAAATACCTATGTTAGGCGGAGACAATGTTCAAACTAAATAACAAACAAAAGAAAGCCCTAAAGGATTACGGCCTAGCAGTACTGGCCTCTGCCGTCACAATGGGCGTTGCTTTACTTTCAGACATGGCTCCACAGTATGCAGTCATCATCGGTGCAATAGCTGCACCTGCAGTTAAATGGGCGAGCAAGAATTCCAGAGACTATGGCATCGGCTCATAATGAGTGCGCAGGACATGGCGGCTCTTGCTGTTGCTGCCACGACCGTTATTGGTTCATTTATTGGCTCGGTGCGGTGGCTAGTAAAGCATTATTTAAGCGAACTGAAAAATAATGGTGGCTCATCGATGCGTGATGAAATTTCAGAGCTTCGCGGGCGTGTTGATACCATCCTTCGCATACTAGAGAAGTGACAATTATCCTATGGCGAGAAAAGAAACTAAGGCATTAGAAGATCAAGGCTACACAGCACTTGAGGCTTATTGCATAGCCTTACACGAATACTGGAAGGCCTTGCGTAAGGCAGGTTTTACCGAGTCTGTTGCTTTGTTTATGATCACAGAGCCACAAGCTTATCCAGCGTGGATCTTGCCATCTCCAGTCGATCCAGAAAGGTTCGGCGATTACGAAGATGAGGATGACGATTAAGCGAATAGTTATTTTGTCTGATCTTCAAGTTCCCTTTGAGGATGTTCATGTAACACGCAACATTGCTAAATTCTTACAAACCTTCAAGCCAGATCAAACAGTCACTATCGGCGATGAGATAGATTTCCAGACAATAAGCAAGTGGTCAGATGGCACACCTCTAGCCTATGAGCAGACTCTAGGCGATGACAGAGACAGATGCGTTGAACTTCTCTGGGAGTTAGGCGTAACAGACTGCATAAGGTCAAATCATACGGATCGCATCTATAACATCATTATGAAGAAGATCCCATCCTTCCTATCCTTGCCAGAACTGCGCTTTGAGAAGTTTATGAAGTTCGATGAACTTGGGATTACCTTCCATAAAAAGCCTATGGTGCTTGCACCTAACTGGGTGGCAGTTCATGGCGACCATACACCTATCAAGTCTCAGGGTGGACTAAGTGCAATGGAAGCGGCTAGGCGTACAGGCACAAACATCATCTCTGGCCATACCCACAGGGCAGGCCGTACATCCTTCTCAGAAGCCATAGGGGGCCGTTTGGGGCGTGTTCTGCATGGAGTTGAGGTAGGGAACCTTATGGATTTCAAACAGGCCGCATACACTAAAGGAACGGCTAATTGGCAACAGGCTTTCGCCATCATGTACATCAAAGGTAAGAATGTCCAAGTTGATCTAATCTACATTGAAAAAAATGGCACATTTATAGTTAATGGCAAGGTATATGGACGACCTCGTTAGAGACATTTTTCCAGTCAGGCGCACGATTGATGATGCCGTCGATGAGGCAGAATCGTTATCGTTTCGTTATCAAATAAAACATAAATAGTCGCAGGGCTGTGCAACACTAAGCCTGTCACCAGCCGAGGGCGCTGGTGCGATAGGAGTAACAATGACTGACAATCAAGTTGTAGGCATAGTGGTGATTC